CCTACAGAATATAAATTAGCAACAACTATGAATTCATATTGTGTAGAATTTGAAAGTTTTCCTATAGCAGGATTAAATAGAACAGGGGCATAATGGCAACATACTTAACTTTAACAAATAGTGTACTTAATGAATTAAATGAGGTTGAGTTAACATCAGCTAATTTTAGTTCAAGTCGTGGTGTACAAACATCTGTAAAAGGATTTATAAATAAATCTATAAATGATATTTATAATCAAGTATGGGAATTACCAAGTTTATATAAATCAACAAAACAAAGTACATATGGTGGTACAGCAAATTATAATTTACCTTCAACAGATTATCCTCAAAGTGGTGATTTAGCTTATAGAAGAATTGATTGGGATTCATTTATATTAGTACCAAAAGAACTAACTACTAATGGTGAATTTACTTCTAATATAAATAGTTGGTCAACTGTAGCAGGTGCAGGAAGTGCCGCCCATACAAGTACAGGAAGTGGTCGTTTACGATTAAATGATTATGCGGCGTATCAATCATTAACTACAGTTGTTAATACAAGATACAGAATACAAGTAAAAGTATTTGATACAGGTAGTATAGGACAGGCATTAAAAGTACAAGTAGGTACTGCCGCAGAAGGTACACAAAATTTAAATACAACATTAACAGTTACTGATTTTGGTGCAGGTGCAGTTTTAGATACGACATTTACAGCAACATCTCAGACAACATTTATAACAGTAAATAATACAACTACAACTACAAATCTTGATGTTGATTATATTCGTATATCAGAAGATGTCGGAGTTAAAAAATTAAGATATATGACATATGATGATTGGAATAATAATTTATCAGAAAGAGATTTAAGAAATAGTAGTGGTAGTCAAGGTATACCAGATTTTGTTTATTTTACTCAAAGTGGTAAATTTGGTTTATCTCCAGTACCAAAAGATAATAGCTATTCAGTAAAATATGAATATTGGAAAGTACATTCTGATTTATCTGCACATGGAGATAGTCCAGATTTAGAAGGTAGGTATCAAGACATTATTGTTAATAGAGCAAAATATTATTTATATAAATTACGTTCTGATATACCTTCAGCAAATATTGCTAATGCAGAATTTGAAGAGGGAGTAAAAAGAATACGATTAGATTTAGTTGAAAGGTCTTCTTATATGAGAACTGGAAGAGTAAACTTATCAAGAAATACATTTAAATAATGCCAGATAATTCACAAATAACCCCTGCAGTTATAACCTGTAATGGTGGTTTAATTTTAAATAAAGATATCTTTGATATGGAACCGGGTGAAGCTTTACAGTTACAAAACTTTGAACCAGATATTGCAGGTGGTTATAAAAAAATATTAGGTACAACAGCATATAATTCAAATATTGTACCTCAAGTATCAACATCAAGTGAGATTGTAGATATGGTAGCTATATTTAATGATGTAGTATTAGCGGCTAGAGGTGGTACAGTTTATCGTGCAGGTACTAGCGGCTCATGGACTTCGGTAGCTACAGGTAAAGGCACAACATATCGTTATGATTTTGAAAGATATAATTATAATGGTACAGAAAAAATATTAATAGCAACAGGAACAACAAACGCTTTTAGTATTGATACAAGTTTTAATGTAGATGTAATAAATGCAACTGATGGAGGAACTGCTCCAACAAATCCTAAGTTTGTATCATCATTTAAAAATCATATGTTTTATGCAGGTATGTCAGACGCTATATCTAGTGTTACATTTTCTGGGCCTTTTACAGAAGATGATTTTGATACAAGTGCGGGAACAATTAAAGTAGATACAACTATCGTTGGTCTTAAAGTATTTCGTG